AGGACTACTCTAACGAATCACCAGAGGTACAGGCTATCTGTGCTGCGGTACACACACCAGAAGTCATAGCGGCTTATCAAGCATCACAGGAGACTGAATAATGACAACTTTTAATTGGACTATCGCAACTCTCGAGTACGACCTACAGCCGTCTGAAATGGACGGTGCTGTTATTGTCGCACACTGGCGCTGCAACGCTGAGCAAGTAGACGGTGAGAATACTTACACTGCTTCTTCTTACGGCACTTGTGGCTTTAGCCCAGACCCATCGGCAGAAGGTTATGTACCTTACGCTGATCTTACTCAAGAGATTGTTCTTGGGTGGGTGTACGACTCAGTAGACAAAGACGCTACTGAAGCAAGCCTGCAAGCTAACATTGATTTGCAGATCAACCCTGTAACAGCCTCGGGAGTTCCGTGGTAACTTAGGAGAAAATCTGATGAGTAAAGACAACAAATCTCAGATGATTACGATTGACGGCGTTGAACACGACACAGCCACATTTACTGAAGAGCAGATTGCTATGACTAATCATTGTCTCGATCTGGATAGGAAGATTTCAAACATGAACTTCCAGCTTCAGCAATTGCAAGTGGGGAAAGATTCTTTCTTGAAGATGCTTACTGAGTCTTTAGAGACTGTTGAACTTGTTTCTGACTGACAGCAACAATGGCAGCCCCAAAGTTAAATGACCGATCAGAGATTACGATCAGTATAGTTTGGTTATTACAGATCATCTCTATCGTAGCGGTTGCTACTTGGGGCTACGCCAGTATCAGTGAGAGGATAGATGTCAACGCTCAAGAGACTCGAGGTCTTAGGGGTAATCAAAACAACTACGTCTTTCCTGATATACGAAAGCTCGAAGAAGAAGTCATAGCGTTGCAGAAAGAAGTCTTGATCCTGCAAACCGATCTCAAGTATTACAAAGAAGGTGGCCAATGAGTCTAATAGACTACGCCAGGACAGACAGGCAACGCGAAGTAGTAGAGGCGTGGGAAAACAGTGAAAGGAACGCATCACGAGCTGCAATATCGCTTGATGTTACCCCGGCGACGGTACGAAACATCATTCACGGTGTAAAGGCCAGAGCATGCGCCGGCGGCTACACAGAACACTTCGACAGCAGACACCTAGTAGGGCCAGGGGAGAGCGTGATCGGTAGAAGTGTATATACCGCTGACCCCGACGGGAACAAGACCTGGCTAAAAACGAAAAGGACTGCCACAGAGGCTGAGAAGGCCGACGCATTTAACGCATTTGTTGATCAGCTCTGCCAGGGCGTTATCCCGGTTAAAAGAAAGCCCAAGGGCAAGAAGGTCCGAAAGGATGACCTCATGCCTAGCGTGATAATTGGTGATGCGCATATTGGTGCCCTCGCGTTCCGTAAGGAGACAGGTGACCGAGACTTCAATGTAGGCAAGGCAACCCGTGAGGTTGATTTGGCGATCTGTGCGCTTGTTGAGCAGATGCCAGAGGCCAAAAATGGCTTGTTGGTTTCATTGGGAGATCTAGCGCATTCTGATAGAGGTAACCCGGCGAGTACCACGAAGGGCACCCTAGTAGATATGTCCTGCTCTTACGAGGATCAACTTAGGGCTTGTGCCCAGGTCCTGATGAACGGCGTCGAGCAGATGCTGACCAAGGTTGATAACGTGACGTTAGTGGTCGCTAGGGGTAATCACGACGACCACACTAGCCTCGCGGTCCAGGTTATTCTGGAGACCTACTTCCGAAATGAGCCCAGAGTAAATGTGCTAAAATCCTCCCAGTACGTGCATTACGTGAGATGGAATAAGTGGCTTCTAGGTATCCATCATGGAGATAAGATCAAGGCCGCAAAACTAGCCCAGATCATGCCCAGGGATATGCCGAAAGATTGGGGTGAGACGACTCACAGGCAGTTTTTAGTGGGCCATTGGCATCATGCCTCATTGCAGGAATTTGAAGGGTGCACCGTGTCTAAGCACGGGTGCTTGGCTCCACCAGACCGCTGGCATTCTAGTATGGGGTTTAATTCAGCGCACACGATGGACCTGATTGTTTATAAGGCTGAGGGGGGCAAGCTCATGACTTGCACCTACGAGATCCCTCGAGAGTATGACCAAGCGAATGTGGTGACGTAGATGGAAGACAGGCTCAGCAGACTAGAGGACAAAATAGATTTACTCCAGGACGCGGTGATTAAGCTCGCCAGGGTCGAGGAGAGGATTGTCACTGTATTTAATCGTCAGTCTGATATAGATCGCAAGGTAGACCGGATCGAGACTGAGGTGCATAATCTGTCACTGAGCATGAGCGGAAGATACGCGGAAAGAATATTCTGGATATTATTCGCCACAATCTCAGCAGCTTTAGCTAACTACTTTTAGGTGAAATTATGAAAAATCTACTGATAATCCCAATGCTGTTCCTGGCTTCGTGCAGTCAAACTCAGATCGTTGCGGATGCTGTCTCAAGATATTGCGAGCTCCCGGCTGAATCTCGTGCCGCTAATCGTGAGGCGGTGGCTGTCGCAGTGGCCCCGAACCGCATTGAAATTACCTGCGGCGAATAAGACCCATATAGAGCGGGCTGCGAATTACGCTCTACAGGCCTATAAAGGCATCCCCAATAGCATTAGGATTGAATCCTGGTGGACCTCTACGACTGCCTATGTTGTCATCGGAGAGAACGTAAACTATGTCGTCTTCAGAGGCACACAGCAGGTCCAGGATTGGTTTTTCAATGCATCCGCTCTACCCTATAGATATAACCGTAGATGGGCTCACGCGGGCTTTGTGATTGCTCACAAGTCGGTTTGGAAGCGCATACGCCGGTTACTAGACCCGTACAAAAGAACCGTATTCTGCGGCCATTCTCTCGGTGCTGCACTGGCTGAGCTCTCGGCTCACTGCGCGCAAGACTTCACAGATCTCTCCCTGGTGTGCTTTGGTAAGCCCAACGTGTTCGTTGCTGGCTCTAAGCAAAAGATGACGCACTTGCAGCAGCAGATTTCATTTGTCTGCGGGTCCGATGTTGTTACCAGAATACCCAAAATGTGCTATCGGCCAGATGATAATCAGACGATGGTTTACTTTGATAATGACGGGCGCACGATTATTAACCCGGAGCGTGACTATGTTAAGGAAGATTGGGGACTTGGGGACAGTGTCTCGGATCACTCGATGGATAACTACCGGGACCTGGTGGTTAATGATTTCCTTCGCATTGATGAGCTGCGCGGTTAGCAATAACCTCAAGGATGGCTACCAACTGGGCGATATAACCAGAGGAGTAGCGGAGGACTTGAAATGGTATTGCAGTTTCCCAATGACATACGTGCGCGCAGGCGCAAGAACAGCGGTTCTATTAACGACCGGGATAACCCTGATCGATCCGTGCAGGATAGGCTCATGACAGATAATGTGGTGCAGTTCCCTAAAGACTCGGGCTTAGATGATTATTTCGGCGTTATGCATGCATACGACTTAGAATTAACCAATCTGACAACCAAGGCTCTGGATCTTGGTTTGGATGTTCATACAATCGTGGGGCTGTTACACGCCCAGGCGCAGTTCATTTTAGATTTGGAGCTATACGAAGATGATCAGTAGGCTCGAGGAAATGCTAATAAGGCACGAGGGTAAGAGAAGCCTACCCTATGAGTGCAGTGCGGGCAAAATCTCGGTGGGCGTCGGCAGAAACCTCGAGGACAATCCTCTGACTGATGACGAGATCATGTACCTGCTTAGGAACGACATAGCCAGGTCAGAGACCAGCTGAATAGATATTCGTGGTTCAGGATTATGGATGACGCCAGAAGGGACGCCTGTATAAACCTAGTGTTTAATCTTGGTCTTACCCGGTTCCGCCAGTTCAAGCGCATGATAAAAGCGTTCGAGGACCGAGACTACGAGCGCGCTGCGGACGAGCTCCTGGATAGTAAATACGCGTTCCAGGTAGGCCAGAGAGCCAAAGAATTGTCAGACATTATTAGGACAGGTAAGTACTAAAAAGCTTTGACAACCTACCCATGAATCCGTAGAATTCTAGTCTCATTCACTGGAGACTGACTATGGATATTATAACTCCCTCTGCCCTGGCCGAGCATGTCTTTAAGACCGACGGGCACTTTGCACCAAACCCCTATCCCATCAATAGCGCCGAGCGCGCTGAGTTCGATCAGAAGATCTACGAGCTCTACGTTAAGGATTCTGAAGACTCTAAGGCTCAGCTAAACAGTATGTTTGGCGATCCTTTGGGCGATTTAGACAGCATGATTAGGGGGTTAAAATGCCAGTAATTATCCACGGCAAGGAATATCACACCGTTGCGGAGCGCGTTCATACGTTCCGTGAAACTGCGCCTGACCTGACCATTGAGACAGAGATTGTCAGATGGGAGGGCGACGATGTGGTAGTTAAGGCGTCTATTAGCGATAACGGCAAATTGATTGCTACTGGTTTGGCTCATGAGGTTCGTGGCTCTACTAATATCAATAAGACATCGCACGTTGAGAATTGCGAGACCTCTGCTATTGGTCGAGCACTTGCGGCGTTTGGCTTAGCAGGCACAGAGTATGCGACTGCTGACGAGGTTGCTAATGCTATCGCACAGCAACAAGAGAAAGAGATCAACCAGCTTTTAATTGAGAACACTCAGACTATGCTTAGATTCGCTGAGTCAATCTTAGCGATCAAGGCAGGTATTGCTTTAAAAGATTACTCTACCGCTGCGGAAGAGTGGTTCTGTTTGAGCGATGAAGACAAAGCTACTTTGTGGAAGGCTCCGAGCAAGGGTGGACCGATTACAACCCAGGAGAGAGAAATCATGAAGTCTACAGAGTTCCGCGAGGCTTATGGCGATGGTTAGTGTTGTCCCCTGTGAAATCTGCCTAGAAGCAGTAGACAGGCGGAAAAAATTATCTATTTGCGATGCTTGCATCGAACGAGAAAAACTTAAAAACAAACTATGGAGAACGACATGCAGTACGACAACAGCAACCGTGGGGCCCTTTGGAAAAATGATCGCCGCGAAAAAGAAACTCATCCGCAGCTTAAAGGCAGCACTAACGTAGTCTGCCCGAAGTGTAATGCAGCGACGGATTACTGGACATCGGCGTGGACCTCTAGCGAGGGTGGTAAAAAGCCGTTGGTGTCTATCTCTCTTCAAGCGAAAGATGGCGTGGTAAATGCACCGGCTCCCAAGAGCCCGGACGTGGTAGAAACCTTTGAAGATGATATCCCCTGGTAGGTAACCTATGGACTTTGGTAAAACATTACGAAAGCTCCAGGATCAGCGAGGCGTGAAGGCAGTAGATCTGGCTAAGCGTCTCGGGGTCTCTAAGCAGATGGTGAGCTACACTGCGTCTAGGAGCGATGTCAAAATTAGTACACTCATAGAGTATTGCGATGCGCTAGGTGTCAGTTATGTGACATTTATACGGGAGGGCATGAAGGATGGATAAGAGCACTTTCACAGATGTCGATTCTGCGATGGAAGAGGCTGTCTGGCTTGCCGATACCTACAAGGTTCCGCATGTAATGGCTTGGGAGGACGGTAGATATACCGTTTTCCCTAAAGATGAAATTAAAGACGAGGTTGCCCTTGAAGTATTTAATCCGTTGGCCCCGGCAGTACGCTGCCGAAATTGCGGCTATATCGACGAGAGAGGGGCGGATATTAGCATTATCCAAGGTCCCTGAAGAGTATAGGGATTTAGTGAAAAAGCACGTGGAGATAACATATGATCGCAGAAAACTTCACAGAGATCGAAGCCCTGGGCGAGAAGTACGCGGAGGCGGAGGCCAACAGGATCTATTTGCTGGAATATCGGAAGAGCCTTAAGGCCATCCTGATGAGCCAGGCAGAGGCAGATGCTCCGGGTATGGCCCTACAGAAGCAGGAGAGGTTCGCTTACTCTCACAAGGATTATCTCGAGCTCCTGCAAGGAATTAAGGCGGCGGTTTACGAATCTGCTAAACTAAGACACCAGATCAAGGTTATGGATACGAGGTTCGAAACATGGCGCACGAAGCAAGCTACGCTGAGAGCGGAGATGAACTTAAGGTAAAGTACGTGATTCCTCACGACGTTATCCTTATTCAACGATTATGGCCAGTTACCAAGAAGGCCTTCAGTATCCAACTGCTTATGCACCGAATGGGGAGTATGCGTCCTGACGATTACCGCCGGGCGCAGAAAACCATCATAGCCTTGAACAAAGGAATCCCCTGGAAATGAAAATCACCATCGAGCTAGATCACGAGGATCTCGTTGAGGCCGTGGAAATAATTAACGACCTACAGATTGAGGTCCAATCCATTATCCAGAAACTTGAGGATCTTCAGGTTGTCATCGAAAGCGCTCAAGGCTAAGTGTCTAACAGCCCTCCAGCTCCTAACCAGGATGAAGGCTGCGGACGATAACGGGATCGCGCAGTGCGTCACCTGCGGCAAGAAGGACCATTACAAGAATATGCAGGGCGGGCACTTCATTCCCCGTGGTCATACCAAGTGGTGTCTTGAACAAATCAATGTATGGACCCAGTGCCCCTACTGTAACCTATGGGGTATGAAATCTGGCGGGACCGCAGCGCAGGCTTATACCTTATTCATGATAGACCAAGTCGGACAGGACTTTGTGGACGAGATGATCCGCACGAAATCCGAACCTGTTAAGATGTACAAGGCGGACTACGAAGAGATCCTGGCGGAGCTCAAAGAGCAGATTAAGCAGCAGGAGCAGAGACTTGGTGGAAGTTAAATTTAGGATGTTGAGCGTTGAGGAGCTAGGTGATTGGGTGGCTAAAGAAGCCCCGCAGCTAGAGCAAGACGAGATCAACGCGGTTATGACCTTATGCTCTTACGTGAGCGACTTTGAGC